ATGGACAAAGAACAACAAGAAAAACCTAAAGCACTAATTGAACTAGACACGTATCAAATTTGTTTCATGCCAGACTACACCGGATTTCTATATATTGAAGCAGAGAGTGGAGAAGTAGACGTTAATAAAAGAGGTAAAATTGCGTTTAAGAATAACCTTACAAAATTTTACATTGAAAAAAATTTATACGTCATAATTCACAATCCAATTAATTTAAAGATTGTTAAATTTGAAAAATTCACGAAGGAAGAACAGGAAGAAATCCACCGTGACAACTCGTTACGTTCCGAAACATTTGAAGAATTAAAGAAAAAATATGAAAAATTTTAAAATAATTTGTCTTAGTGGCAAATGCGGAAACACCGGTAAAACCCTTGTTATAACTAGCGTTTCACGTTTACCACTTTGGTAAATGCGGTAAATGCAAAATGAAGTTCTAGCCCATTGTCCCCAATTTTGGCGACTTGACACTCTATTAAAATCTAGTATATTTACAGTAAATCATTAAATTGTTCTTGCAAAATAGAAGCCTGCATATTAAAATAATATAGTCAAGTAACTGTGTATGATATAAAATAGTAAAATTTGGGAATATAATAGTATAAGAAGTTATTGTTCTGACTTTAAAATTCTCCAAATAAAACAAAAAGGGGTTGCCTATGCCAGAAACATGTGAAGAAAAAACTATTACCGAAAACAACATTTCACGTAATGAAATACCAGTAATAATGTTTGAATTTATCGATACCCTATTAAAAATAAAAAAAATTAGTAGTGTAGTTAAGGTTTGCGTATCTGCGATGAGCGATATTTATGTTATCACAGAAAACGATGATATTGATGTTAACGAAAAAATAATGAAAATATTTGCGCAATGGGAAACTAATTATAGAATTTTCCCTGAGTTGCATATTATTAACGAATCCGAACAATTCTACATCCCGAGCGGAGCAAACTGTATATAATGAATAGAGCAGATTTAGTACAAAAATACAAAGAAAAAAGTGAAGAAAATATACACTTATTTGAATTTTTATCCTCTGAAAAGAAATTCATTGAATGGCAAGCTGTATCTATTTTTTATAGTGCACTTTGTTATGTAAAGGCTTATCTATATTCTAAAGCAAACATGCCTGAGGAAGCGATAAATAGTCATAAAGGTATCATGTTTTGGTTAACAACTGAAACAAACGCTAAAAGATTAATGATTTACGAAAACTATTATAATTTTTTGTATAACTATTCTCGTGATGCAAGGTATAAATGTAATAAAATAAATCAACAGGTTGTAAATAGAATGCTAGATAAATATAATGAAATCAAACAACTTTTAACATTCTGATAGTATAAACAAATGGGGCTGGTCGTAAGACCTCGGTCCACCACGGCGGGGGATACTCCTCGCCATTTTAGTAAAAGGATTTAAAATGAAAAAGATTATTTTACTTTTAGCATTATTATTTGGGCTTTCTAGCATTGCGCAGGCTGAAACCGTTGTTTACAATCCTAATAGTAAGATTTACCACAATCCAACTTGCCCAAGCGCAAAGATTTGCAAGACTTGCATAAAAATAGACAAGCAAGCTGCGCAGCAAAAAGGCGGCAGAGCTTGCAAAAAATGCGGAGGATAATCACCTTATCACATAATTTAATCCCCATGCCGGCATGATAATGTTAACGGGATTAAATCGTAATAAGTGTCGTATCCGGATGCGTTATAATTGCTTACACTGCATCACTTTTAGGTAGACATCAATATCAAAGTTTAATATTGCCCACTCAATGAACTGACCGATGTTGATTCCAATCATACGCATTGCCTGTAGTTTTTCTTCTGCTTCTTCGCTCATCGCACCTTGCTTAATTACTAAAATTTTTTCTCGCATTTTAATTCTCCTTTATATTTCCAAGATTTTCAATTAATTTTTCAAACAATACTACTGCTTCCTCTTTTCCGTATGCGCAGCACATAGCATACAAAATTTTCTCTAGTTCTTTCTTTGTCATTCTTCTTGTCCTCATGTTATATTTTTAATTAGGTTCTAACTTATTTTAGTTATATAATAACTTATTTTAATAACTATGTCAAGTGCTTTTATAATTAATTTTAAATATTTTCAAATTAAAACTATTGCGTTTATAACTAATATGAGTTATTATAAGTTCATTGGAGGCTAAAATATGTTAAAATTTGAATATTTGTTAAAAGGTAAATTAGCAGAAAATGGCTTAACACTTGCAAAACTATCAGAAATGTTGGGCGTTATTCCGCAAAATCTTTCCCAAAAGTTAAAACGTGGCACAACTTCTTACGATGAAGCCCAACATATCGCGGACCTGCTCGGTTATAAAATTGAGTGGGTGAAAAAATAATCTGTTCTGTGTTTTGTTGTTCATTGTTTGGTTCTCCTTTTTACTGCTGTAATAATCGATTTTAAGGCGGGTTAAATTCCGAATAGGATACTTTATACCCATTGAGGTATTAACTCTCGTTTTTGACATGTTCCTGATGACACAGAATGAATGTTTGAACAAGGATTAATCTCTCGTTTTTTAATTCTTGAAAAATGCCGCCCTATTCTCGGCTGTCACCTTCGTTTCTTTCCCGACCCTCTGGACGGTCGTTGCCTTGCGAACTGCTCCGTACGTCTGATGAATGCGGATAGACGTAATCCCTATTAGTTTGTACTCATTGCGCAATATGCAATGTGTCTGTATTGTTTTTTACCGTTTGCGAAAGTAAGTAATTTCTTTGCAAATGTAATCATTCCGTAAAGAGTAATGCCGTTATCATTGAGAAGCTGCTTAAATGCTTCAACAGTTAAGCTCTTGTCCAGCACCACTGAATACTCATTGACATTATCTGAATAAAATCTGTATCTTTTTGTGTAATTCTTTGTTTCGATTTGCATTTTACTTACCCCCTTTAATAACTTTTATATTAATATTATAAACGAATGTGTTATCAATGTCAAGCAATCTATTATTATATTAGTTATAAATCTTAACAATTACATTGACGGTAATAACGAAACCGTTTATAATACTAATAAAAGGAGATTTTAATAATGAATTTTGAATTTTTATTTAAAGGTAAATTAGCAGAAAATGGCATTAGTATGCGTAAATTTGCCGAAAAACTAAATGTATCACCTGAAAATTTATCACAAAAGGTAAAAAGAGGCTCTATAACATACGATTATGCACAAGAAATCGCCGACTTATTAGGCTACGACATCGAATGGGTAAAGAGAAAGTAGATTTATTTGTCATTTTGGTATTTAAGAACTTTTAAACCCAACGTATTACGCATTGTTATTGTTTCTCCAGCTTGCATATTAATTAATATTGCATCATTGACAAGAGTTACAGAATTATTAGAGCTTTCTATATCGCAATAATCGGCTGAAATATTTATGCAGCATTCCCAGTCTGCGGTATATGAAATCTCAAGATTTATAATATCAATATATGCATTATTTGCAACTTCTTTTTCCATATACTTAGTTTGTATTATTATATTTAATTTTTCATTATGCTTTTATACAATAATATACAAAATAACTATGATAAAATTGGGTAATAAAATATCCTATTTTTTAGTTCCTAAAAAGATTTTAACCGTTTACTGCACACCAAAACCGAAATACATTAAACGAATAAAGAGGTTGTTTATATTAATGAAAAACAAGAATAAAACATACACTAAACTTGATATCGCTATAAAGTTGACCAATCAAGCAATAAAAATGTTCTTCCACAAAGAAGATGATATTAGCATTCATTTACTTGTATCGGCAGCTAATGAAATTTTCACTAAACTTATAGATAAACACAACCTTAAATCAATTTTAGGCGCAAATAGTATATTGATAAAGCAGGAATATAGGAAAGAATGGATTAACGGAAGGAAAAAAGTATATAATTTCTCTAAACACGCGGATAAAGATATTGACGGCATCATAAGGTTTAATCCAAATTTTAATTGGTATCTTATATTTGAAAATATTAATTTTCTTCAATTATTAAAAATAAAACGTTCAAATGAAATGATTTATTTTAATATGTGGTTATGGAAAGCCCAAAGAAAAATCTTTATTGATAATCCTAAAATTGATGAATTTATGCAAAATCAAACAATTACCAATGAAGATTTTTTCACCTGCTTCGATGAAGGAATAAAAATAATAGATAACCTAAGAAGTGATAAATTACAGACTTTATTTATTCCAAACTAATTAGTTATGTTGCTTTTGTGTTGTTTTATAATATGTTCGTGATAACATGCGCGTATGAATTATTACTACTCAAGAAATAGAAGGGGGTTAGTATGAATAAGTTTTTAAATGTTTGGTTTTTATTAGGGAAGTGGATGTTATCAATCGGACTAATTTTAGTCGTGTTATGTGCATTATACACAGGTTTCAATGCAGCATATATGACTATAACATATAAAGAAATCCCTATATCTTATACACATCCTGGAAACACGACCAATTTATCACAGAAAACTATACAGACAACAAATAGCAATAATAATGAATTAAAGAAAAGAATAGAAACAATTGTTAAAGCTGCAGGGATGCCGACGAACTGCACTCAAGCCATCCTCGATAAAATGTACAAAATTGCCCCAGAGGATAAAAATGATTTTATAGATCATATGTCTGATTTTTATAAATCCACTATTGAAATCGCAATCAAAAATATAAAAGCAGAATACCCGCAAATCTCAACTGCAGAAATCAAAAAAGAATTTAGTTATTATAATGTATATAAAGCTGAAATAGTGCCGGTATATTTTGATTACTACACCCAACAAAAAGAAAGACAAATCGAACAAGAAAACCTTAATACTATTAAAAGGAATATAAATCTTTACGTATTAGGCGGTTGTATCATCTTATTTATTTTAATGTTAATTGTACCAATATTGATAAGAATTGAAGAAAACACAAGAAAATAAAAATCAGGGTTGAATTAACTTTTATCATCGGTTAAAATATTAACAACTGGAGTTGTGATAGATACATAGCCGTTCGCAACACTTAAGTTACTATCGAGCGCGTGCATAGTATGCCAGTTATAGAAAACTCTTCATCGGCTCTGCCCTTAGCGCGGATAACCCTTGAAGAGTTTTTCTATTCTCAAATAAACTCATACAGCGTTTACAAACTTCTTGGATACTAACAATTACTAACAGTTGAAATTTATTTGATTATCGGTTATACTATTAATGTCGGTGTCTTTCCAGACGTGTCGGGTAACTCCCGCCAAAGTGTTAGAAGCACCGATTTTATTTTTGTATTTTCTCATTGAATTAAGCGTTGAATGTCAGGTTTTGTCAGGTTCTCATTCCCCTATCATTTCCTTAAAATGTTTAACCGCATCTTCCATTGAGGCAAAACCACTGATATTATTAGTAGTAATACTTTGTTGCTGCTTATTATCCTGCGCATAACCGCCGGTATGTTTCATCAGCATATCAAGAGCTTTTAAAGCTCCCATACTGTCAAACTTCCATAAATTATTGCCTTCTTTATCTTTTACCTGCCGTCCCATAAATGTGACGGGAACCGCTTGCATACATCTATTTTTAACTTCGATTATATTTCTTACTACCTCATCAGCAGACATATTTAATCGAGTTGTGCGCTCCTCTTTAAGCTGGTTTATATAGGCTTGAATACTAACATTTACTAACAACCTACCCGCTTGTTCGTTAGCTGTTTTTTCGCTGTAACCGGCTCTGATTGCCGCTTTAGTAGCATTAAGGTCAATTAAATATTCATTACAAAATCTTTTTTGTTTTTCTGTTAAAATCTGTTTTTGTGGTTGCATTTTTCACCTTAACTAATTCAGTAATTGATTGAACTTTTTTTGTAAATCCTCTAGTTGTTTTTGTGTTTGTGCAGTTACAAGCCCCGTGTTAGTATCAACGCTTAAATTTTTACATATTGTTAGAAAGCTCTGTATTAAGTTTGCAAAGTTTTGCGAGGTATTCTCTATGTTTATTTTGTCAGTCACGTTAATGGCTGCGCTAGTATCCTCTCCTTGCATTGTTTTAATCTGTACGCTATCACCGTAAACTTTGATATAAGATTGGTTCTTTATTTCTTCGATAATTTCTTCATTAATTATCGTAACGGCTTTTTCGTCATAATCCGTAAGCGGATTAACAAGCGTTTTAAACGTTGTCAGCGCCACGCAATCCGTAAAATCGTGCATGCGTGGTGTCGCGGGTAGATATTGCTCTCCCGTCTCCAAAAATCTATCAATGTTCCTGTCCATAAAGAGTAGTATGCAAATCGTGCCTGTCGGGTCCGGCATTGTAATATGTCCACCCCCTGCGCCAAGCATTATTAGCGGGACTTCTGTAAGGAGCGGCGGTATAATTGTGCGGTTCTTAAACTGTTTTAGTATCATCAGTTCAACGTCTACTGTCTGATGTTCTGCGTTAAAGCTAACAATACGACCAATGTTGTGACAGTTAAGACGCGACATTATAGCTGTTTGAGATGTCTGCATTATGTTGTTAAAATCTACTTTTGCTTTCGGTATTCGGGGAAGCCGTGGGTCTTCGTTCCTATTATATTCAATACCTAATTTGAAAACAGGGGTTTGAGTATTACTTTCTGTCATTAATATTCTCCTATGATTTATTTATTAATTGTTGTGCATCACAACCGAATAACTCCCGAGCTAATTCGTTAGCTTTTGGGTCGTCATTAATGAATGCATCTATATATTGATCAAATTTTATTTCAGTTTCTCTTGGAATAAATGTAAATTTTATTATTTTATCACTTACAAGTTTTAATTTTTCAATTATTTTTTCAGTGTCATTACATTCACTTTCTGATATTGAAAATGTTTGAATGTTATTTTCAACTTGTGTAATTTCTTGTTTCTCAATTGGTTTTTCGCCGATTGTATCACGCATTAATTCAAAAGCCTTCATATCACCATTTAATATTTTTTCAATCAATGTCACAACTAAAGAGGCCTTTAATGATAATCTTTCATTATCTAATTCAGGAATTATTTCAAGAGCTTTATCTTTCATTTTTGGAGGTGCATCCATTTCAAGAAATGTTTCTAATATTTCTTTTAATTGTCTTTTTTCGCGCCTAACTTCACCCGATTTGATGCCGCCTTTTTGCCCTCGTTTCTTTGCTTCCTCTTTGCTTAATTCACCTTTTTGAATAGGTTTTAAGTTCTTTGTTTTATTAGTCATTTGTATCCCTCACAAATTTGAGTGTATGGTCAACCTTTGAACGTTTTAAACCGCTTATGTCAAGAATCACGCTTGCTGCTGCAATTTTATCGGCAGGGGTTGAATTCTTATCGTTTAAAATGCTTTCCAAGTGGTCTAAAACTTTAATAATCAATTCATCAATTTTGTTTTTGATAACGTTTTCTTGTTTTTTCATTTTTACCTACTTTCTATCTTTATTCTAACTTGTTCACGGTTTCCATAAAATTTATTGACCGTAAGACTTACAATCTGTTTATCATCAGGGTAAACAATGCCGTTAAGCGCGTCGTTTATATTCTTGGCGATATTATCACAATCGGGTTTTACAACAGGTCTTAATATGTTTGCCAGCGCCTCTGCAGCTCTCTTTTTGGAATAACTTTGTGGCACCGGCATGAAAACATCTATTTCAGCACATAAGGCTTTACCCGCGAAATTGTTAATATCCCAATCAGGATATTTATTTATAAAACTCATTCTTACAAGATTGGCATACTCTACCATATCGCGCGGTGTATACTTAATACCATTTCTTCCAAACTTTACAGATTGTTTGGCTTTAACTTTGCCCAAAACATCAAAAACTACTTCCATATTTCCCCCTTATTCTTTGACTTGAACCGGTATTAATATTGCGGTCTGTTTTAAATTTTGACTACAATTAAACGCAATAATTGGCTTCAAAGGGTCTTCTTTATTGAAATTCAAACGCAGAAGTGGTGTTTTATTGTCACAATATAAAACGTCTAAATCTTTAAAAAACTTCTTATTGAAAATAATTTTATAATTTTTGTCGTTATAATTACAGGTATCAAGTAGTTTCTGAACTTTCGGAAAAATCCCCTCGGCGCACATACATTTTTGAACGGTTCCGCTTGCCTTATCAGTAAATATTACTTCGTTTTCATCTAGGCAAATACAAAGAGCCTGTTCAACGTTTGATATAATCATTAAATTTTTCATAAATTCGCCATTCACTGTAAATGAAACATCGTTTTTAGAAATATTATTTATCTCAACGGTTGATTTTAATGCTTTGTATCCATCCGAAGAATAAACATTTAACATATCTTGTGAGATTTCAAAGTGGAAATCGCCTAAAATATTGTCTGTATCTCCTGCAATAAATTTTGTATGCGACTTGATTATTTGTTTAAGAAACATCTTATTGACTTCAATTTCAGCTTTTGTCATTAATATCACGCACCTTTCTTTATACATTTTACATAATGTTCATTAAAGTCCTTAAATTTATGTTAATTTTGATTGTTTAAAATCGAGTTTAATTTTGCCGGATGATATTTTTATATATCCAGAGGGGCAAAGTCCTCAAATTACCCCCTTGCTGATACCGTAGAATTGATTTTTAATAATCTTGCTTCTTTAGATTTTTGAACTTTTAATCTTCTCATATTAATTTCAGCCTCACTCATATAATCAGATGGCTTTTGTTTTTCAAAATCAATTCCGAGCTTTTGGCAACATTCTTTACAATATTTCCAGGCTGGTGGATTAGTTTTTACATTTGTCAAATCTTTATCAACCCAGCCATTGTTACATTTTGGATCGCGGCAGATGTGCATTACGTAGTTCATTTTTATACCTCCTTTTGTGTTTCTCCCTGCGGGTCTGTAATGCGCTGTAATGCCCCGTTATATCGTAAAATTACCCCTCTCTGTCCTTGCGAATGTCTGCTTTTAGCGATTATAAATTCGAGCTTAGTTTCATCCTCACTGGGGGTATAGTATGCCGGACGATAAAGAAAACAGACAAAATCCGCGTCCTGTTCTATAGAACCCGAGTCCCTCAAATCCGACAATAAAGGTCGTTTGTCTGTCCGCGCAGCTTCAATACGTTTCAATTGATGTAGAACGATAAATGGTTTATTCGTTTCTAGTGCAAGTAATTTCAATTCTCTTGAAATCTCTGTTATTTTTTCATAACGATTTGCGCCACTACCGCCTTTGATCAAACCTAAGTAATCTAATGCAACAATATCGGCATCTGATTCGTTAACAATCGTTTTTATTTCTTCAATAGTATTTTGATATTGCTTACAAACTTCGATATTCAACCCCTTAAAGGTTTCTGAATTGGCATAGTTGTAATATTTCTCAATTTCTGTTTCTGTCATTGTGAAATTACGAATTTTAGCGGCATTTATGCCAGTTTCTGCTGAAATTATTCTATTTTGTAATTGCGGAAGCGGCATTTCAAAAGAGAAAAGTAAAACTTTTTTCTCGCTCTTTGCAATTTGGGTAATCATATTAAGCATAAAACAAGTTTTCCCCATGCCGGTCTGCGCAGCTAAAATTAATAAATCTCCCCCGCATAACGAGCCCAGTTTTGCGTCTATTGACGGGTAACCTGTTTTAAGTTGTGTATCCCAACGATTATAATAGTCAACAATTAAGTTTTCGGCACTAGTCGCTAATGAACAGGTGTTAGCCCTCATTGAGTATTTCGTTCGCAGCTTTTCAATTTCTTTATAACCGTTTGATGTAGTACAACTGAAGTACAGCCTGTCAAAATAAGCCTTTTGTAACTTTTCAATATAAAAATTGCAATTTCTAGCCGTTATGTATTCTCTATCAAGTTCAACAATTAGCCGTTTTTGTTCTTCTCTTGATAAACGCTCTATGATGTTGTTTGAGTAAAGCTCTATATTTTGCTTTAACATTTCGGCAATTGTTGTATAAATCGTTCTAAACGTTTTATCAATAAACATATCCGCACAAGTATGGCTCAAAATATGATTCTTTTGTTTAAATTCAGAATTACCGACTAACATCATAATAATTTGTTTTTCATGTTCTTTTTGCAATTCTAAGTCTGTTAAGGTAGGTATTTTAATCGAAGTTGTAGACATTTTCATTTGTTTCCTCGCGTTTTTCTATTTTTGTATTTCGCTCCCATAATCTTATTGCGGCTCTCCAGTCTTTCATTTTGGTTTTACCAACAAACCAGCCTTTAGATGAGTAATAATCAAAAAAGTATTGCGCATCTATACCATTATTTCGTTCTGAACAGTAAAATTTTATTTCCTCTAAGGTTGGGATTTTGAATTTTTCTTTTTTATATATTTTTTCTTTATTATTTACTTTAGTTTTATTTAGTTTAGTTTGTGGATTACCAATGTCAGAAATGCCATTTCTTACGTCAGAAACCGAATTATTTACGTCAGGAATCCCGTAAAGGGTATAAATCTCCTCTTTACTCATTAAAGCTGTATTCCTATTTCTATATGCATCTGAAATTCTGTTAATAAAATCTTGTGAATAAATTACAGATTTTTCCCATAAGTTTTTATCCAAATATTCTAAATTCACCAACATTTCTAAAATTTCTAAAACTAGTGTTTCAGAAATACTAAACTCTGAAATAAAAAGTATTTTGCGGGTTATATTTGAAATATCAACATAATGGTTTGGGCTCATTCCTAATATCCGTTGTAATTTTATGGTTACAATAAGACCGTTATTACCAAAAGTTTTTTCAGTTGCACTAAATTTAATATCAGGTTGACAATCGCAAGGGAAATAATCCACTGTTGATTTCGCCGGTCGTGCCATTTTTTAATCTCCTATTCTTGACAAAACAGCGTTTTAGGGTTAGAATTGAAGTGCAATATTATACATTTAACCGCTGAAAAGCGGTTTTTCATTTAGCACAACATTTACCCTATTTTTGTTTTGTCAGGGTTACTACTACACAGCTTGCTTACGGTTGGTTTCTTCTATCCACTCCTGAAAAGCTGATATTTTTACATAGATACGGGAGCCTATGCGTCTGATGACTTTATCCGCGAAGCCATGAGTGTTGTAAAAAACCAATTGCCTTAATGAACCGACCGAGATTGCAGGGAAAAAGTCCGAAAAACGACTTAATGGCACAAGATCTAATAATTTAGATCTGTCGATTGCGTTTGTTGTTTTTTCTGTCATAATAAATTCTCCTATATTTTTATTCTACATTACAACCTTAATTCTCCTTTTTTGTGGTTGTTTGTAATTTTTAATATAGCAGTTTTTAAAACCGGCGGGAAGTGTGAGATAGTGTGAGGTTTTTAAAAAAGACAAAATTTACTCCCCCCATACCCCCCACCCTTGCGCAACATCATAACATTTTTTAAAAAGTTCGTCAATATAGAAAATGTATATAATTATGATATAATAATAAATTTGTTTATTTGAGTACTTCGCTGAACATTTCACTTGTCGTATTTTCTAGCAGCTGCGCAGTATGCTTTTGAGTAAGGTGCGAATACCTTTTAACCATTTGCATTGTTTTATGCCCGGTAACAGATGCAATATCAAGCAAGCTGCCGCCATTCATTGCGATATGGCTTGCTACAGTGTGGCGCAGGTCGTGAAACCGGCAATCAATCCCTGCAGTTTCAAGCACCTTGTAAAATCTCACACGCATATCAATTAGTTTTCTTCCATCTTTTGTAGTCCAAAGATAATTACTATTAATGTTGCGCACCTTTTTAAATTCTTGAAGCTCCTTAACAACAGTTTCAGTCATAGGCACACCTCTATTTTCGCCATTCTTAGTATTCAAAAAGTAGAATTGTTTATTTTTCAGGTCTACATCTTTCCATTGCAAGCCATGAATTTCAGAGTAACGCGCACCTGTTGATAACGCAATTAGTACAAAAAGATACGTTTCGTAGTTGTAATTATCACCTTTGAGGTCAAAACTCATACACGCATCAAGTAGTTTCTTGATTTCTTCCGGCATGAGAAACCTGTCTTGTTTTGCTGTTTCTGTGTACTTTCTGACGTTTAGCATTGGGTTTTCTTCAAGCCAACCCCACTCCTTCATGCCTGTAGATAAGACAATAGATAAACAAGCCATATAACGGTTTGCAGTAGCTTCTGAACGCGTCTTTTTATCGCCTTTTGGTTTCGGGCTTTCCTCTGTTATCAACTTAATTTTGCATTCGGATAACAGCGCAGGGGTAACCTTAGAAAGCAGATATTTACCAATATGTGCTTTCCACCATTCAAGCTGCATTTTGTATTTTTGATGATCTGTTGGTTTGCGTTTAGGTAATTCAACTTTGATATAACGGTCTATGAGTTCGCTCAAGGTATGTTTTGAGGCTTCATAATCCTTTATATGCTTACCCTTTTTCATTTGTGGTTCATTCTCGTTAATCCAGTTACGCGCATCCGTCTTACGCTCAAATGTAGCCGTCATAGTAGGATAGCCCTTAATCCTAATAACAGCTTTATAAGTAGTTTTCCCGTCTTTCTTTCGTTTACGTTCTTGAATTACACCCATTGAAACATCCTATTTCGTTTTCTTTGACTTAATTTGCTTAACCTTATTTTGCTTAGGTAAATAATTCTCACCTGAAATAACCTTTTGCCCGGTACGCTCCTCGAAATCTTCCCTCGCACGTTTCGCAATATTACCGCCAACTTTTGCAGCACTCTTATTTTCTTCAAAACCTATTGCCTGTGTATTCTCGGCGACTTGTCTCGTTGATAACTCTGCCAAAGCCGTAAAAAGTAATTCAGCTTCCGTCATGTGGTCGCGCAGGTTTTGGGATTTCAAACCTTTCATTTCTTTATGCTTTTTCACGCTTACATCTGCCCACTCTTGATGAATTATATTTGTAAGAATTGCAAATTCTTCACTCTCTGTTACTTCGTGGTCTTTCCAATAATCAGTAAGTTTATTTCTTGTATCTTGCCCCGAAAATCTTTGTTGTATCCATTTGTCGGAACGTCCAAGTTTTTTGTAGGTTTCTCTTGCACGGTCAATAGCCGTTGAGGGGTCTGCCATTTCTTTCATACGTTCGTAACCAACTTTAGCAAGCCATTGCTTAACAGGCTCTGCCTTTGGACTTGGGATTGATTGAACTAGTCTCAAACAGCCTTCAACATCAAGAGCATCGGTCTTATAAAACTTACCATCGGCAGCTTTCATTTTCAGTTGACTACATTTTGTAGTCAACTCGCTTCCCTCTTTTTTTAAGCGTGTTTTTAAAACACTCCAGTATTTTCTTGGTTCACTACTTTCAGTTAATATCTCTACAATGTCAACTACAGAAAAATACCATTTTTCATTTTCTTCATCATAAATTGAACGAATATTACTTTCTTCAAAAATCTTTATTTCATTCTTCATTTTTTAATATGCCCCTCTTGATTTTAAAAACGTGGTACATTTTTGGTACAGTAAATTTAAAATAAATAGAAAAAATTACAAAAAGATTATAAAAGGAAATAGGGTGAAAGTCAAGACTATATCTTGTTTTATCTTTTTCTATCTTTTTGTAGTTTTTAGCAAAACACAGACTGAAAATCCCTGTGTCCTTGGTTCAATTCCGAGTTGCGGCATATTTTTTATTAAAAAAAAAGATTGGGTTTTAATAAACCCAATCTTTTTTAATCACTTTCTGCAACAACCCTTGTAATCAAATCCCCGTAGCTGTTCATGCTGCCATCAGTCTGCTCAATAATATAATTTAATTCCGGTTTACCCTCTATTGCCTTTTCTGCTTTCTCTATGGCTAAATCATAATCCGGCGTTTCTATTACCAATGCTCTTGAAAATTCTGAATGATTTTTCTCTGTATAAACGTGATACAT